ATTTTGAAATAATAAGAAAGCGGTTTTCCAGAAGCATTAACCTTAACTCCATCTGTAATCCTTTTATCTTTTGAAAGTTCTTTTGGTGTTTCGCATTTGTGCGACTCAACAAGCTCAAGCTGTGGATATCCGCTTTTTGTTGAGTTAAGGACTAGAAAGCACTCCCCATCTCTCAACATTGTTGTTGTAACAATTCTCTGCATTTCATTGAAATCATGTACTCCCGCAATGTCACAGATTCCAGAAAAAGAATCAAAGAACATTTCTGCTTTTTCGTTCCATGAGTTGTCGGCTGTCCTTGCCTGTACCTTAATTCCAGACCCGATTGAGTTTCTTACCATTGTGTCAACTGCGCCACGGACTAGCGGGTTTGATAGGTACATCTTCCTAGCCAAGCCAAGAGTTCTTGTCCTATCGTATGGGTTGATGTCGTTTTTATGGTCATCTACTTGCGAGAAAACCCAAGCTCTATGTCTTGGGTTATGTTGCGTCCATGGGGTCATCTGTGAAAACCCAAACTTGTTTTTAAGTGACGCAATTAGGTTCATAGAACGCCAGAGAAAAGGCCATAGGTTAGTTGGCTACTATTGCCAAGAATTGCGCCCTCAATTTCTTCTTGCTCCAAGTCTTTTGTTTCACGAATTACATTAACCGCCATCTGCACAATATCCAGAGGGTCAAGACCAGAGGTGGTTGAGTATGTAAAAGAAACTCCGTTGACCGCACTAGATACAAGAGTTTTTCCGTTATTTTGGACAAGCTGAAACTGCTTTAATACAACTGCGTCTAGGGCATTTAGGAAATTGGTTTTAAGCCTTCCAGATTGCACCCAAAACGCATAGGCAAAAGCTTGGTTCACAAGCCTGTGTTGGTGTCAAAACCCCTGCTCTGGGGTTTTCTTAAGCCTTGGTCTACCGCCAAGCTTTCCGTTTAGCCTTGCCTGTTCTGCCTGTAACTGCGTTCTCTTGCGTTGCCGTAATAGCTTGCCAATGTTTAGAACCTCACCGCATTTAGGACATTTTCTTTTCATAGATTGTTGTACCCAACTATTGGGTTGTGTCAAATAAGTTTATTGTCTCCTTGTTTTTTAACATCTCTGAACGGCTGGGGCATGACTTCTTGCAATCAATGCAAGACCTCCTTGAGCCTCTAAAGCAATCCTCTTCAAACTGAAGGTTCTGGTACTTCACAAAATGCTGATTCCTTCCTCTGGTTGGTTTTACTTTGCAAATATTGGATTGCCATATTTTAGACCAATAAGGCTTGCCAGCTATAACCCTTGAGCCAATTGAAAGACCATTTGCTATTGTGCCAAACCTTTCAGAATTGTTTGGGTTTAATATTGGGCAGTACCTCATAGAGCTTACTGCTATTTTTGTCTTTTGCATGGCTGATAAATATAAACCAGACCAAGCATTTTTTGGCAAATTGATTTTTGTGTTCGTTTTATTCTTTCTCTATTTGGTCAACAATTAGCTTTGCGCCCCTGTCTCTCTCAATAGGCCAAGCAAGTTTGGTGTCTCCATTTGGCATTTCTATTTTCAGACCATAAAGCTTTTCATTTTCAAGCTCTACATTGTCCCAGACAACTCCCACAATCCTTCCACCTACTAGGCTTTTGTACTGGTCAAGCTCTGCTGATTCTTCTTTGCTGTTCATTGGTTTGCTTTAGCTGTTGTCAGAATATCGGAAAGACCCCTGCTTGGTTGGGCTATTTGCCCATGAAGTCCCAATTTGGTTCAGCATTGCCAAGCATTGCCTCTAAAGCAGAGATATAGCCAAGCGTAAAACCAAGTTTTTCACTTTCCCAGCAAGCCCCCATTTGGTTTGCATTTTCCGTAAGCCTTTCAATCGTTGCCTTCCGTTCAGCAATCTTCTTTTTTATTTGTGTTTTTGTCATAGTCCTTTCTCCCTTAATTCCTGTTCTGCCTTTGCCCTGTCCCTTCTATCATCTAGCTCTTTCCATATTCCGAAGCGTATGTACTTTTCTTTCCAGTCTATTACCGCTTGCCTTCGCATATCGTCTTCTTGTTTTGAGAATGCTTCTAATGGTCTGCCTTCTTCTTTCATTGGCTATTTCTTTCTTGGTTAATTGCCCAGATGTTTTTCCAGCAACCTATCCAAATAGGTTTTCCGCTTTTGCTTGATGCATCTCTTGTATGTCTCTGGGTGTGCCTCTTGCAGATAATCTAGTTCGTTTTTGGTTGTCTCTAGTTCGCCCTTGGGGGTCTTTAATTCGTATTGTGCATGGTGGGTTAGCTCATGGACTAGGGCGCACATCATCTGCACTTCGTTGCCTACCTTCATGCCTCTTGTTGCCTTTGGCGCAATGTTGAGGCTTTTCTTGTCGTACAGATAGAGCCTAGCCCTAGTGCTAATGCATGTGTTGGGGGCTAGGTATTTCCCGCACTCCACTTCATTTCTGAAGTACCTAGACCGCTTGTAAGTGCCAGAGAAAATAAACTCCGTTGTGCTGAAGTCTACCGAAGCATACCTTTTTTGCATCCAGCTAATTGCCTCCTCAATCATTGCTGGGATTTTCTCCACAAGCCCTCTGGGTACTGAATTGCGGATTGTTACTACTCGTTTGGTTTCTGTGTTTGTCATGTTGGTTTGTCTTTCTTGGTTGGGGGTTAAGCAAGCTTATCGTGGGCTGTATGCGTTGGGCAACGGCCAGTATTTTCGCAGAACTTAACAAAGATTTGATAATGCTGATTACGAAGTTGGTTGTATTCATCAACCCACCTGTATAGGCGGTTACTTTCAGTCCAAAGATGCTTGTACTTGCTAATCAAATCAGACAAGCGTTGCAGTTTGCGAGTGACTTTAACCGCACTCAATTCGGTCTTGGTCTGTGCTGGGTTCGTTGTCATGTTTAGAAGATAACCCAACTGCTGGGTTTTGTCAATAGGGCAAAGTAACTTTTTTTTAGGGTTATTCACAGGGGGTTTGGGAGGGGTTTTTAATGCCCCTCAAAGATGGCCGTAAATTCGTTTTGCCAATGGTCATGCTTCTCCACGGCCTCAAGCGTAGCCAATGCCCACCTATACCTTCTGTAATCGTCTGTCTTTATGTCCTGTTTTAGTGCATTAATAATTTCCGCAAGCGGTACTAGGGATGGTTCAGCCCCATACATGTCTTCAGTAATTGTCTCGTTGCCATCATACCAGTACACCTTATGGCATGCATCTTTCTTGAAAGACTCTTCAGCAAGCTTGGCAATATTGGACTTTCCGCAATCGGAAAGGTCAATAGTGATGTCATTAAAGAAGCTTGTTTTGCGTTTGATTGTGCTGGCGTTACCAATTCTTCCCACTCGTAGTTTTAGTTCGTATCCCATATTATGTTTCCTTTCTTGGTTGTTGGTTATTTTCCGTTTGCAATATCGTCTAGGTATTTCTGGTCTGCGTCTTTTCTGCTTGGCCTATTGCGCTCAACTTCTTCAGCAAGTTCCAGCTTTTGCGCTTCCGTTAAATCTCTTGATGCGGTCTTGGAGCTTGTAACTACCTTTGCCTTGATTTTGCCAAAGTGTACTGGCGCATCCCCGCCAACATAATCAGTAATGTAGGCATGGCCTTCCTTTATGTCTTTGGCAATGGTCTTGGCTTCCTTGAGGCTTTTGGCTTTTACCCTCAAGCAATAATGCACACTTTCCTCTACCCTAATTTCAAATGTTTCTTGGTTTTCCATTGTCTTTGGTTCTTTCTTGGTTGGTTTAGTCTCTGTGTTCTACCGCACCCACCAGCTTTTCAACAAGCCTCTTGCTGGCGTATTCCCAATTTGCAAGCTCCTCATCTGCCTCTGTTTGTTGCCAAGTGAATTGGGTGAATGTTCCAGAGTCAGTTGTGGTTGCATCCCAGACAACAATGATGTCTTTTTTAACCAGCGATGAAACAACCCCTGCAAGTTCCCTTGGATTCTTCACGGCTTTGCGAGCGTCTTCTATAAATCCAAAGTCATGTCCGTTGCCGTCTGCTGATTTGTACAATTCTGCAAGTACCGCTTTTTCTAGGTTTGTGAATTTCATTTTTTTTGTTTTCTTTCTTTGGTTGGTGTTGGGTTAGCTGTTGTTGGCTATGTGGGCAAATATTGCTCTTACTCCGTCTTCAGTCATAAAAATCAATCTGCTTTCGTCCTGCAATGGGTCATAGATAAGTCCCTTCTTGCAGAGGCTACCAATTACTCCAGAGGCTTGATGCTTCCCACCACAGATTTTGTGGGCATCTCTCAAGTCACATTGGCTGTGATTATCGGACAACTGGCTTGCAATGTTGTCGTAGTTCAAACATGCGCTCAACACATCGGCCTCTAAAGCGGTTAATGAAACATTGGAAACTTGAGCCGTTCCAATTTCAGCTTTGGTTTGTGCTTGGTTCGTTGTCATGGGTGTAAAGTAACCCAACTATCGGGTTATGTCAATAGGCAAAATGCACTTTTTTTAACTTTTTTTTGACCCTTTGTAAGTGCTTGATATTGGGCTATTTGCCTAGTGTGCTTGGGGCTTTATAGCCCCTTCTATCTGCTCAACATGAAATTATTTTTGTATGCCCACGCTGGATTTTGATGAATTTTCGCATGGCATTCCCAGCATGTTCCCAAGAAATATTCCGCTTCCACAAGCCTCTCTCCAAATCTTCCCCGCTTATGGTGTATCTGGTCTGCATGTTTTATTTTGCAGACTCCGCACAACGGATTTTCTTTTAGAAATTCTTCCCTTGTCTTTTTGTATTGTCTTAATTGCCCTGCTCTTTTTTTGCTAACCCTCCTAATTGGTTTCGTATTCCTTAATCTGGTATTCAACATCTGGTTCTTTTTTATTGTCGCTGGTGTCAGAAACAACAACCTCTGCCTTGATGAGTTTGCCAAATGCGGAAAAGGCAATAAGCATGGTTTCACAATCCAACAAATGGTCTGGCCTCCTCGCCACTCTTATCCATTCATAAGAGTCCTTCCCTGTTCTCTTATTAATCCTGTGCATTTTTTTGTGGGACATTAAATGCTCTTTGTAGTCATGGCTGGTATCACTAGGTATTTCCCAAGCCTGTCCAGAACCCCTCCGAAACCATGCCAGTAGGTCTTGGCAACTAGGTGAGCTAAATAGAATCATCTTTGCGCCAGCGTCCGTAAGCTGAAAAGAAGAGTGAACGGCTTTAATTCTCCTTCCACCATCCTCAATCAGATAATACTCCCGCCCCTCTCCCTTCATGGAAGTCCAGCCGTACTTGGCGCAAACTCTCTGGGTGTCTTGCGTTTCGTATCCGCAATCCATTGCAACAAATCTAAAATCCACATTGAGGCTTTTTAGCTTCTCTGCCATGTCTTCAATTGTCCTTACCCTTCCTTCGTCAATCAGTCTGCTCGCTCCCTCCGCTGAATATGCCCTTACCACATACCAGAGTTCATCAATCTGCCTATCAATGGCACAGACCCTAATTGCCTCCTTGTCCCAAGCCTGTTTCTTTAAGAAGTTTCCTTCATTTATTATGGTTGAGTCTTCCTCGCTAAATTGGTCTTCCCATGGAAGCGCAAGCCATCCGTTAACAAAGTTTTGCAACCCCTGTAAAAAGTGTTTCTCCGTAAGAAACTTTGTGGCGCAATCTGAAAATGTAATAGATGGGGAGTAGATGGAATTGAGATGGAAAGACCTTCTGGCGGGTTCTGCGTTTTCCGCATTGGTGGCAACCCATTCCCCAGCCCTCAACATCTTTGTCTTGTGTCCATCGTTTATTATGCCCTTGCATGAAATACATTGGTAGTGGGCTGAAGCTTTGACGGCTTTGTAGTCCCATTTGCCGTCTACCTTCTTTGCCTTTTCGTCCCATTTCACTTGGGTAAAAACTAGCTCTTGCTTGTGGTTGCAATGGGGGCAAGGCACAAAATACTTTTCCTGTGTCCCAGCAAGGTATTGTTGCCAGACATCTCCATTGAGAAGTGTTGGGGTACTGGTAAGGACATGCTTTCTTCTTGGGAAAGCCTTGGTTCTTTCTAGGGCTAGTGAAAATGCAGAAGCTTCCTTTGCTGTGGCTGGTGCAAACTTGTCTAGCTCATCACAAAGAACTACCTCTACTGGCCTAGAGGCAACGGACGCTGGTGAGTTACTGCCTATGAGATTAAAGACGCAGTTCTTAAAATGCATCTCAAGCAGTTTGAACTTGTCTGGGTTCTCTGGCATTTCCACAGCCATAGGCTTACAAGTGCGGAACATTGGCTGTAATCGGGTTTCACTAAAACTTCTTGCCAGACTTTCCGTTGGCATAACCCAAAGCGTAGGGGAAGGATGCTTTGTAATTCTCCAGCACAGCCATGCCATTAGGGTTGTTGTCTTTGCCGTCTGTGAACCCCAAGCCAATACTATTGTCTGGGTTTTCCAATCCTCAAGCGCATCCAGAACCCCCTTAACATAGGGAGTATAATTTGTTCTGTACGCTCCCTTAAGTGGAGTAGAACCAGAAAGCTCTAGGTTCTTTTCACACCATTCCCAAGCCCTCATCTTATCTTCTTTTGCCCATATCCCTTTAGAGATAAGCTCAAGCTCATCCCTTTCACTCATACAATTTCAGAAATGTAGTTAGTAATCCTTTTTGAAACACCCTCTTCCTGTGGGTATTTCTCCTTCAGCATGACAAGAAACTTAAACCAGATTGCTTTTTGCTCCTCATTTTCAAAGGTGATTGTGTAGCTACATTCGGGCAACTCAACTTGGGGTTCTTGATTTTCTCCCGCATTTTCTGGGGGCGCAGTTTCCATCATCGCTTGTATCTCTTCCATGGAGAAACCAGAAATTTCCATGTCCATTTCACCGCTATCTAGCTCAATAATTATGTCCTTCAGCTTGGGCATATCAAACTCACCGCTTAATTTATTAAGGGCAATGTTCGCCACCTTCTCTTTTGCCTCTGGTAAGTCTACTGCCCAAACTTCTACCTCGCTTTTGCCCATCGCCTTGTAACACCTCAACCGCTGATGCCCACCAATTACCCTTCCTGTTCTTGCGTTCCATGTAATAGGCGAGAGGTTGCCAAGCTCTGATATACTTTTTGCCAGCCTTCCAAGTGCTTCCCCTGTGATAACTCTGGGATTGTAGTCTGCCTCAACCAGTTCGTTAATGTTTTTAGTTTGTAGCTGTGGGTATTGGCTCATTTTCTTGTCCTCTCATTGCGGTAATTATCTGCTCAACTCCGTCTTCTAGTGCAGACTCCGCTAGGGCGGGGTCAGTTGGGTTACATCTGGAAGCCATTGCTCTAGGTAATCCCTGCAAAAGTCTTTTGAGTGTTGTGAACTTTTCGTTTATGTACTCAACGCACTCTGCCCTTCTCCAAAGAGTTCCGTTTTGTAACTGCCAATTTGCAACCGCTGTCTCTGCCTCCATCCTTGCTTGCATGAGATTGCGCCAGTTTGAGGTAGCGTCTTTAGCGTCTCTAACATTCTGCGCCCTAACTGCCCTAACAATTATGGAGTATGCAACCAGTTCTGCTTTCTTTGCCCTCGCCAAGACACCCCATGGCGTATCTTTTTGTACATCTTCATCCGTGATGGGTGTGGTTTGTGTTTCGTTGCTTGTCTGAAAACTGCCCGAAGACCCACCGCCCCTACTGCTACTAATGTTTTTCTGATACCAACTAACCGCACTCTCCACAGAATCCAACGGCATACCAAGCTTGCATAGCTGGGACACCCTGCCTTTGGAGAGGTTTAGCTTGGTTACTAGCTCTGCTTGTGTGGTCACAGGGGGTTTACACTAGGGCTATTGGGTAAACATGCACAAAAATGACAGGGGACGCTCCCACCGCACCTTTTGACACCAATAAAAGATTCCTTAAATTTCCAGCCAAAGTGCCAAATTCCAGCCCATAGCCCTTGCCAGCCCAGCCAAGCCACCCTGTATGGATTTTTGGGGGTAGCTAGGGAGGGTCTAGTAGATTCCATTCTCTCGCCTCTCTTGCTCCACATTGTCTGCAAATAAAAGAAATGAAACATCATGCTTAACATCATGCTCATGGTCACATGTACCCTGCTGGGTGGTGGTGGGTGGTGTGGTGGTGGTGGGCATGGCCTTCCTTCTCTCTCTCTCTGCCCTTTCAGCGTACCTATATATTTGATTCTCTTGAGCAAGGCTCATACATACAACTCCCGCTTCATCCAGTTAAAGATGCCCAGACATATCTTTGCATACTGCTCTTTGTCTGCCTTGTCATAGCCCTCAATAACCCCGCCAAACCTTAATGCCCAATCGCTAACTCTTTTAGTTGGTGTTGGCTTTTCCTTGGGTGTTGTCTCCTCGCTATCTGTTGCTCTGCTCGTAGGGATAAGCTCTAGCTGTAACAACCCTGTCCTAATGTGTCTGGGGTTGCTGTCATAGGTAAGCTCTAGCTGTTCTAACTTAATATATTTGTCAGACCATTTCCCAGCCAACTCATGGCCTAAATGCTGGTCTTTCCAGATATTCCAGTTGGAAGCTCCAACCCTGTTTCTGAAGTCCTTTAGCAAACTACCGCATAATGTGGCTTTCTGAAGTGCTTCAAATGTTACTGAAGTTGACTTTCCCGCCAGTTCTTGAGCCTCGTTATGTAGGTTGATTGCATTTTTAATTTCTGCTTGGCTAATAGCCTGTACCGCAGTTCTTGGCTTTCTTTGCATCGTGTCCTTGTCTTTCTTGAGCGCATTGTGTTGTTTCTGATTGGTACGCTATGTCCGAAGGTGCGCTCAAACCCCCTTACAAGTGCGTTTATATTTTGTCTGGTTACTCCGTATCTGCTACCGATTGACTCGTTTGTGCGTTTTCCCAACTTCTGAAATAAAACCATAAGCACTACTTCAGACCTCATGCCTATGCCGTCCGTTGTCTCGCCTTTTGCTATCCATGAAAATAGATTAACCAGATTTCCAGATGCGTTCTTTTCGTCCGTAACGATTGGCTCAATGTCCTCCATGGGATGATGATGGTAAGATGGCTCTATGTTCATAGTTAGTTTCTAGGGTTTGATTGCGCCCATTTAGACCAAGCTAGGCAAAGTTCTCTAATGTCATTTTCTGTTGCGTTTTCATGGTTTTTTATATCAATAGTTCCAACTGGCATTATTTTAACCCATCGCTCAAAACGAACAACCCTCCCAGCCCCATCCCAATCAATTCTAACAACTACAAAGTCAGCATTAAGAACCAGCTTCTCTAGTGTTTGCCTTTGTCCGTTAGACATCGTTGCCCCAACATATTTGTTCTCAAACAGGAGGAATTTGCCATTTACCTCAACCAATCCGTCTATGTCTGTGGGTAATATGCTTTCCCTAACAAATGCGCCCTTAAGCCAACCCCAGCTTTTAAGCCTAATTTCATGCAGATACCTAGAAATGTCCTTTATGCCAGCGCACTCATAAAGCTCATCTGCCATTGTCTGAACATTAATCATAGGGCAAATGACACTCTTTTGTGTGTCTTGGGCTTATTGTATTTAGAAACCCAACCACACCTTCTGGCGTATTTAACAGAATCGTATGATATGTTAAACTTCTTGGCTATTTGACGAATGGTTAAGCCCTCTTCATAGAGCTTTTTGAACACATCCCAGCGTTCTTTTATTACCTCAACTTCCCTAGACTTCAGCCACAGCTTTGATACATCCCCATTAATTAGGGGCATTTCATGCGTTTTAAGCGAGAATGTAAGCTTTGACTCGTTAGCTACCTTCTTGGCTTCATTAAGCTCTACAAATGCCTTTGTAAGCAATTCTTGATGGCTTTTAAGGACTAGCTCAATGGAATTAAGCCTTTCCCCAAAGTATTTATTAATTGTGTCCTGTTTAGACTCCATTGGCTACGCTTTCTGGAGTTGGAAAACCAGCCTCTTTCCAAGCTTCATAGCTCTTAAAGCCCATCATTTTGTATAATGGTGGGGAATAGTTGGGAGAAACTTGCTCCTTCTTTTTGGGTTTTGCCTCTGTTGCCTTGGCTATGTTCCTTCTTTGACAATTCCTCGCCACAGCCTTCCAATCAGCAATTTTTGTCTTACCACCAACTAACCAGCCAACGGACTCATAA